AATCCATTGAATCATGTGCTTGTTCCTAAGCATGAAATCGTTCCAGAGGCGGAACATAAGCAGCTTATGGATTCCATGTATATTACATCAAAGTCAAAATTTCCTCAAATTAAATTTCATGCGGACCCTATTGCACGATGCATTGGTGCCGTTCCAGGTGATATTATTCGAATTACACGAGCAAGTGCTTCTTGTGGTGAATCTATTATTTATCGTGTATGCGCCCAATAAATATAACACAAATACAATACAAATATATCAATACCTGTTATTTTTATGAATATTATAAGAATAATAGGTATAAGAAAAATAGTAGAAATGAATTTGCTTGAGGAACGGTAGGAGAATCATGGCATGGAGGGAAGAAAGAGAGCAATATCAAAAAAGATTTGATGATTTGTCTCAGGAAGATATTCCACAATTGATCGCAAAATTAAATAAAGCAACAGGAAATTATATTGCAAAGGGTGGTTTGACTCAGAATTCAGATCCGAATGTAAATCCAGACTATAAGGATATGATTGATTTATCTAAGAAAGCAGAGGAAATCAAAAAAAAATACATTGCATTGAATGATGATATTTTAAAATATGTAGGACAAGAGGCAAAACACAATAATTTAGCGGATTTATTAACTGAAAATGGAACATTACAAAAGCAGATAAATGGATTGCATAAGGTGAAGGAACAAATCAAAACCGATGTGGAGAGTGCTATTGCTAGAGACGAATTACTCCGGTCCAGAAAGACAGATATTTCGCCTCATAAGCTATTTCTATTAGATCGTCCAGTTCGAAGAAATATGATTCCTTATTTATGGGTATTATCTGTATTATGTATTGGTGTAGGCTTAATTGTGATGCGTATGATATTACCAATTCTCGGTATGACGCCAGAGGATTTGGCAGCACTATCTTCCAATTTTTTGCTGATGATTACTTCATTCTTTACGAATAATGTAATATTTTTATCTATTATTGCTGCATTGGTTGTCGTTATTATTGTTTTATCATTGGTTGTAGGAGGAGTATTTAGGTAATTAAAAGAACCCATAATTGTAGTAGGCATGTCAAATTGTCCAAAACAGACGATATCAACGGACAGCGAGCTTGAAAGGGTATTTGGAGATGGAACAATTGTGGGTGTATTACCAAATACACCAAATGGAGCCTCCGATAGAGATGATAAGGGTAAATTACTGGCAACAGCGCTTTCTACAATTCTTACAAGTTTAAAGGCAAAAGGTATCATCCCTACTGCATCATCTTATACAGAAGATGTATTTATTGAGAAGCAAACTGCAATGATACAGAACATCCAATCAGAATATTGTTTTTATGAAGCACGGTACAAATATGCACTTGATAAATTATTTAGTGCAGTAAAAAGCGGATATTTAACAAATTCTCCTGACATACAAAAACGTATTCAAACTATTTTATCTATGACACAAATGCTTAATTTACGTCTCAATGATTTAACCCAGATTATTAATACCATTTCTGAAGATATGATGTCTACATCCAATTCATTGCAACAGGAAATTAAGCAATATAACGATAAAATTCAGAAACAGCGTGAAAAGTTAGATTACCAAAATAATATTATTTCATCCAGCGAAGCTGCTACAAAAATAAGAAAAGAAATGATAAAATATACAGAGGAGAAGGCAAATTATTCTGATAACTTACTTAAATTGTATAGTTTTTTGAATATTATTACATTGGGTCTGCTTGTTTATGTTTATAAGGCAGCAGGCGATCAATAAATATACGTATAATGATACATAGTATACATAGCGCATATGTAATTTCTTAATGTAATCTAGGAATGGGTAATCAACAAGGAATTATTGGTCTCACATCATTATTTCAAGATATTGAATTAACAGGTGCACTTGCTGAATTTAAAAATGATCCCGTTAAATTACAACAATTTTTACAGAATCAACAATCTATAATTTATAACGATGTTATCAAACAAAAAAATAATACATTTGATAAAGTCTACGGAGATTTAAATCGAGCATCCAAGGCACAGGAATCAATTTTGATGTATAATAAACGTAATAAGGAATTATCAAGTATGCAAGACCAAATTTACAATAATCAGGCAAATATGGCAACATCTGTTATAGAAGATAAGAATATTGCAGGACGTAAAAATGAAATGAATGAATGGTCGATTGGTAATAAGAATGATACATTATTTGTATTTTCAGCACTATTTATTATGCTTTCAGGATTACTTCTTGCAACTGTATTATGGAAGATGGGAATGATTAGTTCTTATTTGTGTGCTGCTCTTGCTGCGCCACTTATTATTATTTTTGTAGCGATTGTTGTCAATCGTTCTCAGTATACTGATGTACTACGTGATAAGAGATATTGGAATAAAAAGAACTTTGGAGGAAAGTATGGAAAGATTCCTGTACCAATGTGCCCTGGCGTAGTAGATGCGATTCAGAAAGATATAGAAGCTGTTACACAGTATTCACAGAACGCAATGCAAAATGTAGCCACGGCAGGGGCGCAAACATTACAAGCAGGCGCAAATGCGCTGACACAATCAATGCCACAATCAATGCCACAATCTACTAGAATGTAAGTATACGAACTACACATACTATAATTTTTATAAAGAATGTATCTATTTTTTATAAAACATTATATCCGAAACATAGTAGAATCATTCATGTCTATCAATTCGGTGGATACGACTAATCCCGCAACATGTCGTACAGATGTAAAAGGGATTGAAAAACTTTCCACGGGTATTACGAATTGTATGAGACCTGAAGAGAAAACACGTAATGAAACATTAATGACACATACTTTATATCTAGAAAGCGATATTGCATCATTGCGTGCGAATGTATTTGATTCATTGACTGTGGGAGATTCCATGTTTGGTAATTATGGTCATAGTGATGTTTCTAAACAAGTACAAAATCGCAATGCCGATTTAAAGGCGAAAAAAGAGGAATTAATGAACGACATTAATAAAAAAGAGGCTATTATTGAGCGTTCAAACCGAGATTTTACAGATGTCAAGAAAAATATACCTGAAGTAGAACCCAAAACAGTATTGCATTTTATTGAGGATTATACACTTGCTATTTTGTCTATCTCCTATTTATTTATGATATGTGTTATTATTTATGGATATACAATTTCTGGCCTACCTTATTCCACACGGTTCGTTCAAGCATTTGTTGCTTCTCTCTTTTTTACGATGTTTATGTTTATCATATTATATTATATGACATAGTTATGAATCGAATGATTCCGTTATGAATCGGATGATTCCGTTAGAGATTTATCATATTCCTCAATATCATTATCATCTTCAAACAATCGTAGTTGTTTGAAAGTTTTCTTATCTTGTGGTTCAGAACATTTATCTGCCAGCCGCTTATAGAGTTCGGTTTGTGATAGTTTGCGACCCACTCCTCCACCAATACCATCATACCAATTCTTATAGACACGGAAGATATCTTTGATTTCTGCGGTATATCCACCTCGTGGAATCTCACGAATACGTGCCTTCATGAATTTCGCAACCGAATCAAAGGATTCCTGATATTTGCTTGATTCTTGTGTAACAATGGCAGGGACTTGTCCGAGACCGTAAGGCAAGTACTGTGTACGATAGATATGAATCAGACGGGACATGAAGAGAGTTCTCCAACGGAATAGATTTGCATCCAATTTATTGTCGCGAGGATAAATATTCTCCTTGATATTAACATCTTCTACACCTGGATCGACGAATTTAGATTCAAAGGGAACAGCGCGAACACGGCGCCATGTACCACGGTCCATTGTATTGATGGCAGGGAATGCATTACACAACATAAAGATTTTACCAGTAATTTTGAACTTGGTCTGCTCTTCAAAGAGACCGCGTGCTTCTACATCATCTTCGCCAGTGAATTGTTTCATACGCGAGGTATTGAGTGGTTCACGGTCGTCTGGTTCGGCCATATAGATAAATCGTTTATTGCGAATCGCCATGATATCAGGATTGGCAGCACCCGCATCAGGTCGCTTTCGTGTCATTGCAGTTGATTGAAGAGAGGATGCATAATCGCCAAGAACCATTGACATCAAGTCAACCAATTTGGATTTACCATTACCACCGACACCAATCCATGTTTCATAGGTTTGTTCTTTATTTGCTCCCTCCAAGCAAGATGCCAATTTACGCCACATGTAGGTACGCAATTCTGGACGAGGAAACAGTTTCGCCATAAAGTCATCAATTTCAGCATGAATCACAGCTTGTTCTGGGTCATTTGGCTGATACTCGATATAATCGATAGGGTTGCAATTTTTAGTAACACATCGTCCAGCCATAAAGGAGATAAAATCCGTGGGTTCTGCTTTGCGAAACTGTACGTAGTATTCGGAAGAACCATCGTCTTTCGTACGAACTGCATGCAAATCAATAACACCGTTATTGAATCCAAGGAGGAATTGATTGGAATTAAGTTTCTGAGCGAATTCTTCTTCATAGAAGATGCCAACACATTCTTTCATCACGGCATCTTTGAATCCAGAGGTATAGAGGCATTGTTCGATTTTTAGCATTTTTTTCATACGTGTGTCTTCAAAGCTGCGCTCATCATTACCCAGGTTATTAAGGCGGTTTCGAATTTTGCCACGTGTATCGGAAATGACTTGTGCAACTTCGGTTGTCATTTTATTTCGAAGGTCAATTCCTTGTGCCAGCTTTTTCCAGTAATTACCAGTGAATTCGTACCATTCTACTTTCTTTGAATCTACTGACGCACAATAATTATTGCTATACATTTTTTTCATGAGACGGGCAATATGAGTGTGAGTTGCATCAACTTCGCGTTCTACAAAGTCAATGAAGCTCCCATCCATGATTTTCTTGTACTTTTTAGGGTTATCAGACTTTGCCCACATATGGAGGGAACGAATGGTAAAATGTCGCTCATACTCATTGCGATTCCATCCACGAGCCCAATCTCGTTGTAGACTAGCAATATTATTTTCACTTGCTTTTGATGATTTGGCACTAAAGTCCATCCATACCTGAAACATCTCATCGGATGGATCGATATGATGAAGACACCATCCAACTTCAAGCCATGTTGCATAGGAAGTAGCTCGTTCTGCAGAGAGACATTGTAAAGCCAATTGCTTAGCGATGGTAATGGTATCACGTTCCAATTGTTCGCATACATTATTACTTGTCAATTGGACAACAGGAACATCGATGGGAGATTCATCCGAGGCTGTGGTAAGCATCGATCTCT